TGGAACTTTTCACAGTTCTGGAACTTGGTTTGCTAACCCCACTGGCGGTAATACTTTCTGTGGTTTACAACATTACACAGTGGGAGCTGGTGGAGCATCGTATCTAGAAGTAAATTTTACTGGTCCTGGTGATTTATATGTGGCCCATTTACGTGGAACAGACAGAGGTTATTTTTACGTAACAATTGACGGCAGTACAACTCTTGTCAATCAGTTACCTACCTCGGGGGCAAATAAGTATGTAGATGGATATGCTTCAGCCAATTCGTTTACACAAACTTTAGTTGCTACCAATATTCCGTCAGGCAGTCACGTTCTTAGATTAACTAGGAGCACTACAGAGAAAAATCCTTCATCCACTGACTATAGATTATTTCCAGATTCCTATGCAGTGATTAGTCCTGGTAGTGGTTTACCAGGACTAGACGCAGCCACTGTTCCAGTACATATTACTAGATGCCAAACAGAAATATCTGGAGTTTTTCAATCTAGAACTGGAACACTAGAAAGTAATTGGTCTACAATGACCTTTCCCTCTCTGGCTGCAAATACTGACAGAGTTTACTTTGGGGCGTCACTAAGAAACGCAAGACTAACATTTGATTTTTCAACTGTTAATACTGGCGGTGGAACCATTACCGCGGAATATTGGAATGGAACCGCTTGGACTGCACTAACTATTGTTGATGGAACCAATGCATTTACTCAAGATGGAACTATAAGCTGGACGGTACCAACAAACTGGACCACTAATACAGTTAATTCTGTACTAGCCTTTTGGGTGCGTTTTAGTTTTTCTAATACAACCAGTACCACTAGTACTGCAAGTTGCACTGCTGGAGCAGTCAATCCAGTTGTGAGACGGACACTAGAAGTAGCTGCCGGGTCACAAGCCGAATATGCATACCACTTAAATATCAATGGCGTTTCTAGAGATGTTGGTGGGTGGGTGCATGGAAATGAATTGAGAACTTCTATAACAATTTTAATAGATGGAGTAGAGGTTTCCCCCACTGACGGTAGCTACACAGCTTCAACTAAGAAGATAGAAGTAAGACAAAATATGAATGTTCTACATGATCAAGCTACAGGTGGTGTAGCAGGGTCTGGGTGGTTACATCATACATTTAAACGTAATTCTATGGATGTTTCTTGGAGGCATACTTTCACACAGAGTGCAACCATTGATACGTATAAATATAGTGGAATGTGTCCACCCCTTTGGTGGAGTGGACTAGGCTTTTATGTATTTACGGCTGGGAGACTAGTATCTACTCACAGACATGCAGAAATACCTTTTACATCTCTATCTGGGAGTACACCATCTGGATTAAAGATAGCCAATGGTTTCTTGTACTATTCAAGTCTATCTGATTTCTTCATGATGGTCACACAACCTAAAACAATTAGTTCTAACAGAGGTTTTCACAACACAGCTAGCAAAGTATTTGTTCTGAACCTTTCCTTCCCCACTATGCCTGGAGGCGGAAGTTCAGTTATTGTAAAAGCTTACATGCAAACTATAAGTTCAGGTAGAACTCAAGCTATTCAAAGTGGTTATTCCATTGGAGGAGATACTAGTTATCTATCCGGGGAGTATAGTAACATTGAAAACGTAATAAGGTAAATACACGTGGGAAAAGACATCAGAGAAACTAAACTACTAGGTTTGACTTTAGATACCAGTCTTAACATTGGTACATTAATGACATTAGGAGGTTGTCTAATTACGGTTATAGTTGGATATACCAACATTAAAAATAATATCGAAACCCTCGATAAGTTTGGAGGTGAAGCCCACTATAGGGAAGTAAACAGTAGACAGGAAAAGGATAATATGCACGACAAGGCTATTTCATCACTTATTACAAACGACGAGAAGTTTTTGGAGAAATTGCAAAGTATTAAGGAAAGATTGGATAGAATGGAGAGAAATTAATGTCTATTAGAAATCTACTGGTCCTGGTTGGTCTCGGTTTCATGCTACTCGCGGGAAAGGCCAATGCTCAAGCCGTGCGCTCTTCTCTGAGGCATAATGAGCTGACCCTAGAGGTAGGCACTACCGTAAGGCGAATTTCTGTAAAGAATCTAGACATTAATGTTTGGGCTAGTTCTGGAATGAAATTTGAGAATAACATACTCACAGGATCAGTAGCAGCTTTGATTGAGCCCATCCCCACTAAAGGATTTAAAATGGAAGTGGGGCCGTCTTATACTATGAAAGTGGGAGGAAGACCTGTGATTGATTTTGTCGTTCAGTTTAGTTTACGAGAAAACCAATCATTGGCCGTAAGTTACAATAGGATTCACTATCAGATTAGGTTCTAACATAAAAACAAAAAAGCCCGGTAGTCTATATCTACCGGGCTTTTTATTTGTTTGGACTTAGGGACGAACAACCCATTGTCCAAACACAAAATCCATTTTTAGATTCTCCACCAACTCCTTAACCTCTGCTGGGAGTGTAATGCCTGGACAATGTGTTGTTAATTCCCCCTCAGAAGCACCGCACACTTCACAAGTAAACAGTCCAGCACAAGCAATACATTTCCCTTCTCCATAACAAGAGCATCTTCGGAGCAATTGTACGTGCTCCCTGATATAAGGTTTTTTCAGTAGCCTTAAAATATTACGAAAAGCAGTATAAGTATTTACACTCCTAATCTCACTGTTTTCAGTTCTTCGACAGAAAAAATCTGCCTCTCTAATTAAAAACCAGAGGGCATCACTATTTTCAATACTGTATTCTTCTTTAATTTGATCAATTGTTTTCCTGTCCTCTTTCTTAATCATATTCTTCCAACTATAAATTCCGTTGCCGGATTTTACGGCTCAGCTTAGACTCACCCTGCACGGAATAACACAGGTCTGCTCTGCATAGGATGCTACCAACCAGTCCCACTTATTCTATATATTCGTGGGCATCCTACCTGTCAGCCACGTCTCGGTACGATTCCTAGCAACCTAGAGGTACGTACATCTGTGGCTGAATTCTTTTATGGGTAATCTTCTTCCAATTCGATATCAAATTTCTCACAGAGACGGACAATAAGATCGACCGCCGCAGGTTTACCCATTTCTTCAAACATGTCAATAATCAGGTCTTCCAATGTATCATTGTCAAGTTGATCTACAATCTCTTCAAACAGATTCTTAGTCTCTTCAGGTGTTAGATTCCCAACATCAATTTTATTCATAGTTTCTTTCCGAATTTTTACTGAACTTCACCGATAAAAGTTACTGATTCGATTTCCATTTCTTCAGATAGACTATATTTAGCTACGGCGTTTCTACGTGCGTCCTCTTCATTTTCCCCTGTAAACAATTCTTCAAACCACCAACCCGTCAAGGGATTTTGAAATCTAAACTGATACTCATTCATGTATTACCACTTGCCTCCATTAATACAGCCCCAATTATATATGGTGCTTCATCTGGTTTAAACTCTAACAGTGCGTCGGTGATTTCATCTAATGGACACCCATGTTGAATGGCCAAAGATGTAATCATAGCTAATGAATGGGCATAGGTCTTGGATACTGATTCCCCCGGCCTATTACCATCATCTATAAAAACTTCACAGACAGTTCCATCATCGTAATACCCAACCCCTACCTTTAAGGTTCCAGTAGGAATTCTATATTCAAAGACCTCATGTTTCCTTTTCTTGGGGGGTATTCGTCTTGACATGGTGCATTAATAGAATTATAGACGCCATTAATAATGCAAGAAGAGCATTTCTAAAAACATTAGGTGACGGATTATTTCTAACATTTTTAAATGATTCTATACACAATTGTAGAATTATTTCTGGTCTTGATAAGTTAAGTGCGTCTTGATTCTGATCCATATTGCTCCTCCATCTAGTAGACCTTGAAGGTAACTAGGTTCTACCTGTTTAGGTGATTGATCTCTATGAGTCTTTATCAGTCCCTTTTTAATTCGACCCTTTTTATCTCTTTCCCACTCAACAAAAGAACAGATCAATTGTTGACTTTTTGGATTGTGGAATTCATCCCCAGAAACAAGTTGGTCAAACTTAGTCGGACGATATGCGTTGTGAATTTTATAGTTCATTATCCCACTGAATCAGGTAGCTTAACCTGATTAATATATCTCCAGCTCTCAGCCTTTACAAAATGTTCTGATAATTGATCAATTATCCTTTTATCGTGTTTACGTGCAGACTGTACAGTAAGGAAATAGTGGTTTAGAACTTCTTGGAAGTGTATATCTTGTGCTCTGAAGAGTAAAACTGGTTCGTCCACGGCGATCATGCTACCGCGCAACTTTAGGACGTCATCATATTCATTAATGACATTAATAAGTTCCATTTCTTCTTGATCCGAGAGATTCTCACCGTATTGAAGACATCTATGAAGTTTCTTAATCCATTTAAGAAGGTTATCAGGTTCTTGGAATCTGTTATATTCTGGTCTTGCGTGAATCATTACTCAACCTCCAATAGATGTGGGCTTCCAAGGGAACTTTTCAGAAAATTTTTATACGCAGCTTCCTTGGAATCAAACAGTTCGGACAAGGTAAACTCAAAATTACCATCATCATTACTGTCCCAATATTTGTCAATGTACTCTTCTAAATAATGTTTAATTAGTTCTTCTGTTGTATCAACAAAAATCAAATCACCAGGCTGCGGTTTGTAATCTGGTTCTTGTCTGTCCTCGTTCCAATCTACATGAAAGAACTCGACTCCTTTCACTGTAAACCCAAATGGCGTATAGTTATCTCTAGAATTCCAAACTGAAATGGTTATACTTCCGTCTGAACTTCTATACTTCATATGACAAAAAGCTTCTGAGTGCTCATAAGTTTTATTCATTCTCTACAGCTCCAGTTGGATATTTTTCTTCTGTATATTTAATTGTCCTATCCTTTACAACTGGCATAAAGATAGCCAGACCCTCATCAAACGTAACTTCAATCATTCCAAAACTTGGATTTCTCTGCATTACAGACGCGATCTCTGCTGGTCCCCACCACGAACTGGTATCGTGAACAACAACGCATTTAGCTCCCAGTTCAAATGATTTTGAAACATCATGTAGGCATCCTTCTTTAGAATGGTCACCATCTACAAAAGCGAAATCAACACGATCTGGCCATTGTACAGTTTTTGAATCCCCATTCAGGATATATACAATGTCTGACAATCCCAGGGCAACTAAATTATTGTGAATAACAGATGGATCATTTCCCAGTGAAAAATTGTCAATTGTAATTACTATACCATCATTGTCATTATCTTTTACTGCTTGAGCCATCCAAGCAGTCATGTACCCATGAAAACTTCCTACCTCCACACAATATTCTGGTTTGAGCCACCTAATCAACCCATAGATAATGTGACAATGACGGCCAGAAAATAAGGAAGGAATGTTAGAAACTTTTTGTTCAAACTTGCTTCTTTTCAATGTAAACCTCAATAGCTGTATCCATTAAACTATTAATATAATCACTAATTGCAACAGAACATTCCTTAGACATTTTATTTGGGCTCATTTCTTCATCAGTCTTCGGAATAAACATCAATTCCTCTGGATGCGTAGAAGATACTACAGCAAGAACTAAAGCTGGGGTTATAATTGGGCCAATAACGGGATGAATATATCCTTTCAATATCATTCCAGTTATAACATTTATAATTCTACTAGACATTAAAACCGGATCAACTAGAATATAATCCTTTTTAGTTTCCATTTTTAATAAATTCTCCATCAATATTCCCATTCTCCCTTCTAGAATCTTCTAAATCGTAAATTGTTCCTTGTTTTTCATTCTCCAGCCAATAGTTAATTGCTACTACTAGAAATGCCCCTCCCCACATAATAGCTGCTGCATCATCATCTTCTCTTAACCCCCTGGTATCAAGGGATTCAAGTTTGTTAATCAATTTATACGCATGGTATATTACATGATTGGCCCTTTCTATTACATAGGCTCTGTCATTAATACCGTTTTGCCAGTTTCCCCTACCGTGTTTCTTTTCCCCCAATTTAAATCTTTCAGCCAAAGCAATTAATGATTCTAATGGGATTTGCCCAAAATCAGGGCAGTGGGAAGATGTTGCCCCTCCAATATAGTGGATATCATTGTCTAGCAAATTTTTAGCCTCATAATCATACTTTTCAGACACTACAGCTGATACGCCGCTTTCAGTTCGGCGTACATGTACTACATTAAGCGCATCAACAACAAATGTTGCCAGTCCATTCGCTACACAAATATTAGCCGTTTCTAATTCAGTTTCAGATAGCTCATTGTATAGTGCCGGCAGCTTTTCTAGTAATTTGATTTCTTCTTTACTGATTTTCATAATTAAACTCTGTAATGTTTTCGTTAGAAAAGTGCTTTCTATAAGATTTCCAACCTTTTAGATTTCCACAATATCCTGATACACCATTTCTGGGTCTAATACGGTGACCCTCAGAAATCGATCTCCCGTATTTAGATGTACCGTCAAATTTTTCATATACTTCTAAATCACTGAAGTTATAGGACATTTCCTCCATTCTAGCCGGTCTGGCAATATGTTCAAACGGAGACCAATGGCCAGGATTGCTACAACTTAACTGAACAGCCAATCTAATGTCTTCTAAAACATTCCTCTTTCCGTCATGCGTTATATAACTAATTCTAGCGCATCTACCAACAGAAATGTCCAACAACCAATTATTAAGTCGACTCTCAGGATAAATTACCTCTGCATCATCATAAGTAGCGGCTACATTCTTTTCAACCAAATGATCGATCACATGACAATATTGAGGAAGAACTAAATCATCGTAATCCGTTAAAAACGGAAGGTGCCAACCATCTTTAATCTCAGTGGGTTCTGAGACTTTATACGCTGAATAAGCTAGGTTGGCAACCCTTTGAAATGACGGCTCAGCCTGTTTGTGTGTACGTAAAGCAAATAAATTAGACCAATCAGTAGCAGTAGAGATAATCTTACAGAACATCCAGGGTTCTAAAGGACGATTTACGTATCCCTTATGGATATTAAGTTTTCTAAGCCTATCACAGTATTTAATAACTGTATCTCTAAGTTCAATCCAAATCTGATCTGCTTCTTCTACATCAGCGGGAGCCAGTCCTTCCCCCACTTGCATTCCTTTCTGATTAGAGTGGAAGTCAGGAATAAAAGGATAATTTTCAATATTTTCAATCATCCTTCCGACAGGAATTGCCCTGGAGCTAGCTGCATTAATACTTTCTGCTGCATATGCTTCCCACCCAGGATTCATCCTGTGGGTTCTCCATTCCGCTAAAATTGATCTAGGAAAGGTTAGTTCAAACGTAGTAATTCTATTTCCGTTATTTACTGAATCAGCTAGAATCTTCGCCGAGAATATCATTAATTTCTTTCCTCATATTCCTCAATGTCCTTTTAGAAGAACAAGATATGCACTCATAATCTCCATAACATGAACATTCACACTGAGAGAAATATTTTAGTCCAACTAAAATAGATTGATACTCATGATACAGGTAATGAATTCTTTTTTGGGGATATTTCATGCTCACTAATGAATGGTCATTTTTTCACCACTATAATGTAGAACTGCTTGTGGAAGAGTGTTTAGCAAGTCTATGAGACTATCTGTTGACACTACTGCCTTTAGTACAGTTCCACTAGACGTCGAAATTTTAATTCGAGGAACTTTTCCCTCGTTAATTAAATTAATACTACAATTGGGAGTATTTACGAGGGGATAGCATGGTCTATCCCCACTAATACGCATAAATTCTGTTAGTGTAAGGTCCTGATTAATCATAACGGCTCGCCCCTCTGTATTATTGTACCCTACACTTTGCAGGGTGTCTAGTCTTCTACTGAACTACTATAATTTTGTACTCCGGATTTCCATTCTCCAGTTCTGGTATCTAAATATTCTCCTTTTACTTCCTCATCCATCAGACGTATTTTTTGATTCAACAAGTCAATTTCTTTTTGCTGCTGGTCATACATTTGGACCATGAATTCTAGATCGTTGCTATTAACAAGACCGAATTCTTCTCTCATATTTAAGTGGTAGAGGAATGATCTAATAGACTCAATTCTTTTTAGGTTTCTAGCTTTAGACTTACTCAATTGAATATGTAAATCAATTAATTTGGACGAAATAGAATCGCACTCGTCTTTCAATTTCTCTACAGACTCTTTAAGGTGTCTATTATCTGCTTCTAGGTCCTCGCATCGAATCCGCAAAGAGGATAAAAGTAGTCTTCTGGTTTTTCTATCTTTTGGTTCAGTCATTTTGATTTTCTCCTAATTTTTTCTCTAATGTTTCCCTTTCATTCAAAAGATTTCTTTCATTTGCGAGATTAAATGAAAACTTATCTGGATACCGAGCTTTAAGTTTTTCAATGTTGGCACTTAGAACATCATATGGATCAATTTCAAGTCCCTCACACAATACTCCTAGTAAATACCAACAAACATCACCTATTTCTTCAGCAGCATTAACCTTGTCTATTTCAGTAGGGTCACTAAGGGCCTGTTTAAGAATAGGAACTAACTCCCCAACCTCACTAAAAAGTCCAATCAAACCATGAATGATTTCTAGTCTCTTTCTATCAAATGGAGTTGGTGGACTGAGTTCTGTACAATTTAGTGGGGTTGGTGATTTTCCATAAAATAAAGCTTTTTTAATTTCATCAATCGCATTAGAGTATGCTTCTAATAGGTCTATGTAAGACCCAAGTTTATGAATAAGACGGAAATTATTGTCAATCCTTTTATTAACTTCTTCATATTGCTCGTCACTTAGGTCACTTCTAAGCGCTAATTGTTTATATTCGCTAACGTCACCTGGATCAAGTGGGAGAGGATATGAATAATTAGTCATTACAGTATCTGGAGTGACCGCCATTGTTACTCCAAACTTATCTTCTGCAAGTTCTAGCCATTCATTTATCACTCCCTGAACACTATTTTTTGGTAGCTGGTAAATGGTGCTATCAAGAAGTTTGCTTGCGTTTATTGCCGAACCCATTAGAGCGCCAGCAATTAGTTCTTTCTCTCTATTTGTTAGATGCATTTTGTTCCTGATTCTTATTAAGGGTTGTGTTTCGGGCCACCCCTCGTCTGAACGCTTAAAGGCGGAGCCCTATAAAGGGGACCCTTTAGGGTCCCTTTATGCGTTCGGAAGTGGGGTAGGTGCCGCGCTGGATGATTGTCTATAGATTATTGTTTTCGATTTCTATAGTAGACGTAAGGATGACCACATCGAACTCAGTTCCCGACGGCATTGGGATTTCACTGAGAAATATTAATTCATTAATATAGCACCCACCGGTTCTTGCTCGTATTGTCCATCTAGGTCCATTAGGATCATTTGATCCATCTGAAACACAACTCTTCACAACGAATCTTATAGTCATTGACATTTACCTTTTACCTTCCTTTAGAACAATTTTAGCTGGAGTATTTGGTCCCGGTTTAGTTGTAGTAAGGTTCTCAGACCTTTCCACCCACTTATTAATTGTAGGAGCACTTTTACCAAAGTGTGTACATGCTTCCTCTTTAGTAACCGATCCTCCCTTCTCCCTTACCCACTTTTCAAGATCACTGGATTTATCAATTCCGGCAGTCGATTCGTCATGAGTAAGAATTCCATTTTCTGGATTGAAACTTATCATAAAAACATCTTTACCTTCATTGTCTTCTAGTGGCTCTTCATCGCGAAATTCAAAACTAACTCGTATTCCATTTCCTTCCTTCTTAGACTGGGGTTCTTGAAAAATTCCCCAATCAACCTCACCTCCCATTCTTGACGATCCTCTGAGTGCTTCCCATTTTTCTCTAATAGTGGTATCCTTTCCAAAATGGTGTGCAATTGCTATGGATATATTGGGAATTTTGTGTGTTATTCTAAACAGTGAGTCCCAAACTGGTGCGGTGTCCGTTGCAGAGTCCTCGTTTTTAGAGTGTAGTCTTTGAAACGGATCAAGAATTAATAATCCAATTTTGTTCTGCTCTAACTTTTTTATTAATTTATCTACGTCTGAATCATTGTCAAGTTTAATTCCTGGCTTAAACCACCAATATGCCTTGTCCGCATTTTTACAGTCAGACAGGACCATTTTTATCCTGTCTTTAAATTTACGTTTTGAGCCTTCAGTTTGAACGTATAGAATATTGGGAACCTTTTCAGTGGAGGTTAATTCTCTGAGACCTAGAAAACATGATCCTGGAGTAAGTACACATCTTACTAAATTTAAAAGAGACCATGTTTTCTTGGACTTCTGCCTCCCACCAAGAACCCCTATTTGTCCTTCATAAAGTAGTTTGTTAATTATTACTTCTTGTTGTTCGTCATCATCGTTACTGTCTAAAAATGTACTAGTATTTAGTACTCCTGATCTTGTTTTTCTTTTTTCATATGTATCAAGAATCTCCCCTAGGACTTCATTTATATCATTTTGCGCTGCCCATTCAGATAAATCCTTTCCTAGCTGTCTTCTTTTCCAGATTAGTTTATGGACTACTACTGAGTTAGGATATCTAGATTTAAAATCCGATGCAAACTTGTTTCCAGTTTCATCTGTATCTGGAATGAAAAAGATAGTTCCCAACTCCGAGAAATCCCTTTCCCACTCATTTGATAAGAATGCTCCGGGAAGACTAACAACTTTTATGTCTATCCCCTTTCTTATCATTTCTGATACTAAAAGTAAACGGTCTGATTCACCTTCTACAACTACAACAAAATTATCGTCATTGGTAAGATTGTCAATTCCCCAGGGAACTGCAATTGATCCTTTTAATCCAGATTTACCACCATCAACAGATCGGAACCTCAACCCCACTATTTTTCCGTTATAAAAATACGGAAACGTAATGGCCCCTTGTGACCAATCTGCTTTTGATTGTTTACTAGGTTCTGGTATTTCTTCTGAATTCAAGAAGCCACAATCACAAAACTTTAAGGCTTCTAAACTAAATCCCTTCTCCTTGCAGTACTCTTCTGCAAACGTTCCTTCTAACTGGTTACGTTTAGACGCAAGATAAAGTTCTCTCCACTCGTTCTTCTCTAAGGCAAAGACGTATTTCTTAGAAAAGTTGTTTTCGTTTACGACAATCTTATTCTGCTTTCGGTATGTATCTACTAGTACCGCTGCTTCTTGTAAAGAAACATTGTCATGTTTTGATACGAACCTAGCTGCCGAATAACTTATGTTGCAGGAACGACAAGTAAATACGCCGTTTTCTAGATTGACTGCTGCCGATTTTCCAGAATCTTCATGGAACGGGCAATGGACGGCAGTCATTCCATCTGACTTAGGAGAACTGATTGACAAATAGTTTGTGTACAGCCCTAAGTAATGCACTTGTTTACATTATACCCTACATATAAACTTTTGTCAACTGGCTAAATTACTAGTTGACATGTATGAATTTTGGGGTATAATGTAACAAAGGTATGCTGCAAATTGAGTATTATAGAAGAGTAGCTGGATTAACTCAATTCCAATTAGCTGATGCGGTAGATATTACACAACCTAAAATTTCTCAATTGGAAAAGGGTAAGATTAAAATTTCAGAGGTTACTTTGGAGCGTATAGCGGAGAGAATTAAATATCCTAAAGATGCTCCATTGTGGGATCTTTTAAAAGAATGCCCGGAGAGATTAAATGTCAGAAAAAATTAGTTTAGTTAAACCCATTCCTAAGTTTGAGGTTGTTCACGCGTATGATCCGGGTGGCACTACAGGGTACGCGCGCGTACGTATAGACTATAAGCGTGGCGCGATCGACGTAGAACAGGTTGGCATGTTTAGAACGTGGAGCCTATTAGATGACCACTTTAAAAAGATTGACAATCAAAGAGAATGCGTTGTCTATGAGGAATTTCAACTAAGAACTGTTGCTGCAAATCTTATTCCAGTAGAAGTAATAGGGGTTCTGAAGTATCTGTGTTATAACGTGTACAGAATTCAGAATTACAAACAGCCAGCTTATATCCAAAACGGTGGAAAGAGTGGAACCCCTGTAGAGAAATGGTATCCTGTACTCAAAAAGTTTTCCTCCCACCCAGCAAGTGCATTAAAGCACGCGGTTTATTTCTCTACAGCAAAACTATGCAGTCAGCAAATTCAGAAATTAAACTGTAATCATGGGGAGTTAATGCGGAACTTCTTAACAGACTAATTTTTGTTATTCTATTATTAACTTGACAATTTTATACATTTCAGGTACAATTAACTTAGAAGCAGAAAACCGTGCGGAATGCTGACCTGCCGTGTGGTACCACTCTCTGAATAATTAAAAGTGGAACGGGAAGTATGCTTCTTAATTAGCGCCGATAGCTCAAAGGATAGAGCAATAGCCTTCTAAGTTATTTGTTATGGGTTCGAGTCCCATTCGGCGCACCAGAATTCCCTTATAAGAGGGAAAAAGGGGTCACGATGCGATTAATTAGCTGAAACTTGGTACAGCGAACCGTCAACGCGATGAGACTAATTAAAATAATTAGTGGAGCGAAGCAAGCGGAGAAGTCCGAGGCCGAGCGTGACCCTTGTAAAATAAGGCAGAAAAAAATGCAAAGCTACCATACTGCTATCCTCATTTATTGGGTTATAGGTTTGTTGATAGCGTCCTTTGAGGTTTTTAATACTCCACTCAAAGAGTTTAAAGACGACGTTATAGAAAACGCATCTGATAGAGAACTGCTGATTCTAAGAACTGTTTTTAATAACAATATATCGTCATTATACGTTTTTTCTTTAACTTGTACATGGGTATTTTGGCCATTTCATGTACTCTATTCTCTTTATAAATTGTGTAAAGTTTACATGGAGGACAATTGAGCAATCTATCCTTGAGTATTTTGTTGTATTCAGTAATTTCTGTTTTGTTTATGTTTTATTTTATTAGTGAGATGCCATTTTCAACATTTGAAAAAGATATCTGTAGAAATCCTCCGAAATTAAGTGTAGATTCAACTAGTACAACAGTAAAATTGACCTATTTAATTTTATTTATGTTAGTTGTAGCCCTTTGGCCGTTGTTTGTTATGTTTATGCTATTTGAGTTTTTTAAAAACGAATTGAGGTGAGGCAGTATGCAGTTACAAACACCGATTCACGCAACAGACATTAGAACATTTTACGAATGTCAAAGAAAATTTCAATATGGAATTGTAGAACGCATTAAACCAAAGGAATATAAGAATCCAGAATATTTTGATTTTGGGCATAATTGGCATGATGTTCTCGCTGCCCACTATAGAGGTGAGAATACTAAGCTGGCAATTAGTGAAATTACCAACGACGAGATTAAAAGTACAATTTATGTTCTGTACAATTTGTATAAGGAACATTGGAAGGATGAAGACCAAAACTTTGAAATAGCCTCAATTGAGAATGTTATGCATGTTGACATTCTAGGGGTTAGAATTCTTTTTACTATTGATATCCTAGCATTGGAGCAAGTTGGTCGTAACACAAAGCAGTATGTTATTATTGACCATAAGGCTTATAAGTCATTCCCAGACCCTAAGATTCTTGTAAACGACTTCCAAGCCAGTTTCTACTTGTGGGCAATGAATAAACTTGGAATTGATGTTAAGAGGTTTATTCTTAATGTAACAAGAAAAACTGCTCCATCGTACCCCACTCTATTAAAAAACGGTAAGGGACTTAGTAGAGCTAAGAATGAGTTGGCTCAAACTGAGCATGCATTATACCTAGAAGCTATTAATTTGGCTAATTTAAATGTAAATGACTACACTGAGGAACTGGAATTTCTAAAGAATCGCGGATCAAATACATTTAAGAGGGAAAAAACCAGAAGGAGCGAGTCGTTTCTATCCAATTTTGAGGAGGACCTTAAATACACAATTCACGACTTTATGGAAGCTAACCACCGATTCGTTCCTATTCCTGGTCTGCATTGTATTTCTTGTCCGTTTGATTTTCTTTGCAGAGTTCAAAGTGAAGGTGGGAACGTATCATTAACTAAGCATTCCATGTATGTAAAGAAAGACGATAATGAGCGTTAAAACTTACTTTAAAACAATTATCTACAGTGACCCAGGAGTGGGAAAGACAGTTTTGTTTGGGTCAGTCGTAGATGTTCCTGAAATGCTTCCGGCATTCATGATTGACTTTGAAGGTAATACAGACAGTATCGAAAGTAAATGCCATTACCTAGAAAATTTCGATGATCCACTAGACATTAATAAACTTAATGTCTACCGAATTAAGCCAAGGGAGGGGGTTTCTAGAACTTCCAGAATTACTGGAGTAGAAAAGTATGAAAAGGTCTTAAACTTTTTAATTGATAGGAGGCCGTGCGAATCGGTTTTCATTGACAGTTTATCGGAAATTGACCATTGGAACATCAAATATCTAGTAAAAAGTAGACCGCAAATTAAGCGTCAACACCCTGATGTTCCAGACTTTCCTGACTATCGAGCTAATTATGAAATGACGCTTGATTATCTACATGTCTTGCGCGACACAGATATGCATATATTTGCATCGTGTCATACATACTTAGATGATGAGGATAAAGTAATTAGGCCAAGAATCACTGGACAGCTTAGGACTGCCGTTCCTGGTATTTTTAAGCAAGTCGGTATTATGACAGTCAGCAATAAAACTAGGGTTCTAAGATTTCAACCTTATGGTGCCTACCATGCAAAAGATTGTACGGAAGGCGGATTAATGGGGGATAAAATTGAAGACCCTACTATGAGAAAACTATACAACCTTAGATTCGGAGTACAATAAAAATGTCTGAAGTTAAAATCAATCTAACTGGTGCTATGAAGGCTGCTAAGCCTGCTGATCCGGGAGCATATCCCGTTCTTGTTAAGAAGTGTGAGTTGAAGAAGCCAAAGCAGGAAACCGATAGGAATGGTAATAAAACCTACCCCTATTTTTCTGTGCAAGCAGAAATTACTGACGGGCCTTTCGCGGGAAAGAAGTTGTTTGCGACTCTTACTACTAATCCAGAGGAAACCTCTAACGGCGGAGCAAAGAACTTTATGCTCCTTAATTTCCTAAAGGTTCTTGATATGGACCCAAAGGATGAAGAGGAAGCAGAAAACTTTGATGTTAGTGAGCTTCAGAACGCCGCAGTTAATGTTGAAATGGTTTGGACGATTGACATTGATCCTAATGAGGAAACTAGAAATAGGGTCATTGGGTTCTCTGAAGCTATGTAAATGATAACTCCCCTTCCCCCACTTTAATTAGTGGGAGGAGGGATTCTTATTGATTATGCCAAAAATTGAAACAATTAACAGTGTTAGAATCACTTTGACTCACGTGGAAATAGAAAAAATCCTAGAGTCATACGCTAGGGATTATTGTAATCTCAAAGGCGTTATAAGCACACAATTAAAGCCCATTGATGGGACCACTGTTTCCTGCATCTTTAGGTACAATTATGAATATACAGAAGATAGAGAAATCTAACAACACACTAGATGTGTATACTCTAGAGTGTGTTTCTTCTCTGATTGATTTTCATATAGAAGAAACTGGAAAGAATGAGGAGGATTATACAAAAGAACCTAAAGAATTGGCACTGCTTAGACTTCAACGTGATATTCAGAGGTTATTAGATGGACAGACAGCTAAACATTCTTAATGTAGTACAGCCAAAGTGTTCTTCTTGTTCGTTACGTTGTGGGGAGAATAGAATTGTTTGGGGGGAGGGAGCCACTAATCCTGATTTGTTTATTATTGGTGAAGCTCCTGGCGATGAAGAACATTATAAAGGAGTACCCTTTATTGGTCCATCCGGGGAACTCCTTAGAACGGTTTTAGAGGAGATTCAGAAACAAACAGAAAGAACTTTTACATGGTATATAACTAATACAGTTATGTGCCGTCCTCCTTTGAATCGCAACCCCACTGACGGAGAGGTGTCGTCTTGTTTTGGTCGTTTAATTGCTGAAATTGAGGCTGCTAAACCTAAGAAAATTCTCCTTCTTGGAGCAGTTGCAGCTAAAGCCGTCCTGGGATTAAAATCAATTAGCCAGACTCGGGGTTCTATTTTAAAGTTTCGTGGGATTCCTATTATGCCTACTTGGCATCCTGCATATATTTTAAGGAATCCTTCCTCATTTCAAACCTTTATTAATGACGTCTGCAAAATTTTGGATCACAAGATTGATAATCCCTGGACTAAGCCCAGAAAATGGATTTTGGTAGAGGAAGATGAGCAAGTTGAGGATCTTCTTTTTAACTTAAATAATAAAGATGTAGTTGATCCAGACCTACCAGCAGAGATCGACCTAGAAACTTGGAAATTAAATCCAATGTACGGTATGCCTCTGTGGGTGGGGATACGAACAAACGGAACTAATTATATTCTGAGTGCTGATAAATTTAAAAGTATCGCCCATCATATAAATCCGAATGTTAATCTTTGTGCTCATGAGTCAAGAATGGAATATCCTTGGCTTAGATATCATTTTGGATTTGATGCACAGAACTTAGAAGACACTCTAGTTATGGCCCACTTGTTAGACGCCAGGACTAAAGGAAGTGCTCCAAGTGAAAAGGGATTAAAATCCCTTGCAGAAAGGAAATTGGATTGTCCAGCGTGGGATAAGGGTATGGAACCGTTTTTAAAGGACAGAATGCACCTTGCTCCCACTAGTATGGTGTTTCCATACTTATCTTATGACATTGAAACTGGTCAGGCTTTGTATCCAGTTTTGAAAGAAGAATTAATTAAGGACAATCAATGGGATGTGTATCAAAACGTCCTCCGACCTGCAATTGGGTTTACTAATCGAATGTCTTATAGGGGCATAAGATTAGATATGGAATTTCTAGAGAAATGTGAGGAACAGGCTGAGCAAATTGATAAAGTAAGGAGAAAACGATTAGCAGATATTACAAATAATCCTTTGTTCAATCCTGGATCACCGCAACAAGTATCTTTGTATTTGTATAAAGACCTGGGACTGAGAGATGTTTCTGGTAAGGCATCGACTGATGAAAAAACTATTACTGAACTGTTAAAAATTTATGGGGATGTTGAATTTTTAACATTTCTTCTTGAGTGGAGAGAGAATGCTAAGATGCTCTCTACTTACATTAGGGGACTACAGAAGCACTGTCATCCAGATGGAAGAATTCATAGTAAATACCTTCTAGAAGGTGCTGAAACTGGTCGTCTTTCCGCTAAGGATTTTGCTATTCAAACAATTCCTAGACCTCCCTCTAAAGAAGAAATTGAAGAGGCATTAAGTAAAGGAGAAGTTCCAAGGCCAAATTTACGTTATGCATTTCTCCCCGATGAAGGATGTGATCTTCTTGATTTGGACTATAAGCAACTTGAACTTAGGGTTGGTGCTCATATGTCACAAGACCAGAAATTAATTGAGTTTATTAATTCTGGAAAAGATATGCATAGACTGATGGCTGCTACTGTTCGCGGAAAGACAGAAGATCAGGTAACTAAACAAGAAAGACAATTTGGGAAGAATATGGTTTTTGCAGTAATGTTTGATGCAGCCGTAGAATCTATGCCATATTTGTTTAAAAAGGATTTTCCGTTCCTAGACTTGCCATTAGCAGAGAAAGCGGTTAATGTTGTTCGCAGCAGCTTTCCAGATTTATATTTAAATGCTCTGAGGCTGAAAGTATTTGCAAAGGAAAATCAATACTCAATTACTTTGTTTGGTAGGAAGAGGAAGTACCCATTTATCAATGATGATAATTTTGATGACGTTATGAAACAGGCAACTAATATGCCTATTCAGGGTACAGCTAGTGATATTAATTTGCTTGGCTCTATGAGAGTGGAGAAGGAAGAACCTGATGTAAAGCCTCATATGATAATCCATGACTCTTTAGTAGCTAGTGTTCCTAAGAAGTATAATATTGACAACGTGGTTAAAATTATGGAAGATGTACCGTTCGAGACAAATGTAAAGTTTGAAGCAGAGGTGAAACTTTGCGATCGGTGGGGGGTTGAGTGACGGGTCCCCTTTCGTCAAATTTTTACTGTATTAGTCTATAGTATTCTCATTCAAGGGGAGAACGGATGAGACAAAAGTGGAAACAACGGGGAAGCACAAAAATTCTGTTAGGCCGTTCATGACAGAGCAACAATTAAAACTAATGAATTTATTAGTTGTTGAGGAATTAACTCAGGAAGAAGCAGCTACACAAATGTGTTTATCAATGGGAACAATAAGATTTCATGTTTCCAATGTGCTAAAATTATATGAGGTTCCTAACTTGACGATAGCTTGCGTCCGTTATAGTAAAGAACTTGCAAAAGAGGGTAAGCTAATAGAATGAATGCTGGGCATTATGTAGGATATTACTGCCACTACTTCCATTTAAATAACCATTGCCAATTGTGTGGTTATAAGGCACCTGAGTGGGCAATTAGTAGAGAAGGAAAACTAGGGATTATTCACCCTAAGAAATTTGATGATAGAATCACATATGCTAAGTGTCCTAGTTGTAGCAGACTCTGTTTAAAGGTTTACTGTGGTGAAGGTGATGAACTACCAGAACTAGTTCCAGATTCATTTGTTACTAAACTTCGTCCAATAGGTGGGGAAATAAGGGAAAGTGACAAATACGTTCCTAAACTCCCAAGAGCGGCATGGTATGATGGTTATTGGGAAGACTGGCTGGCTAAAAATAAACCAGTAGTTGAACAAAAGAAAACTAAAAGTGATAACACTAGCGACGAGATATTTAAGTTGCTGCGAGAGAAATATCTTAAGAAAGAAAATGATTAACTACCGTAGTTGTTGACAGACTCAGATTTGTATGCTACGCGTGCGAACGTATAGGTACATGTAGGGTAAGGCATCGGTTGGGGTAGGTATCTGCCTAGATAGGTTTCAAACAATTTCTTAATAGTCAAGGTCTATAGTCATTTATTGTAGACCTTGACTTTTTGTGTTTCTTGGGGTATAAAGAATACGTGGAAATCAAACTACACAAAAACTTGCCCCTTTTAGATGAGACTGCGTTTCCTGATTGGTTTACAAAAGAAATGCTACAGGAATTAGCCATGAGTGTTTCTTTGATGGAGACTGTAGAAAGTTTTAAGTTATTTGGAATTACAGGGTTTTGGAGGGGTGAGAGGAACCCAAGTGGTCCCCTAGATATCATCGGATCGGTGGGGTTTGTTGCGTATGACGTGGATGTTGATCCGCATGATCCAATTCAGATATACAATTTTGCGGAGGCTTTGATTTTAAGGGACCCCAATTCCCCACTAGGGTTTACTATTAGTATTTAATGAGAAAAGGTTAATAGCCAAGGTCGCTAGCAATTAGCTGGCGGCCTTTACTTTTTTGTGATTCGGGGTATACTGGGAATACAGGTGGGAATTGGTATACGGAATTTCTGAATATCATATTAGGTACGGATTTCGTATACTAAACTGATTAGTCCTATAAAGGGTGTTGTAAAATGAGTAATTGGTTTTCTAGGTTGCAAAAAGATCTGGCAGCTAAAATAGCTGAGACTGTCAAAGAGAACGAGGAAAGAAATAAAGATATCCTTCTAAGTGAGGGTAGACTTCCACTTTATGAATACCAAAAAGATGGAGTTAGATTTCTTCACGAGCACAGAAGATGTATCCTAGGGGATGAAATGGGTCTAGGAAAAACTCTACAGGCTATTGCAGCGGTTGTAGAAGCTGACCCAGACAATAGGATGCGCGTTCTAATTATTACTACTAAGAACGCTAAACCGGTTTGGAAAAATGAATTAAGAAAGTGGATCGGTGAAGAGGCTGATATGATTGATTCCAAAGAAGGACCTTTAAAAGTGGGGATGAAATTTCTCTTTCCCACTCATAGATTTATGGTCTGCAATTTTGAGAACCTTCGAGAATTTGCAGAACACATTAAGAAGGTCCATTGGAATTATATCATTTTCGATGAGGCACACAAACTCAGAAATACAAATACAAAGATGTATAAGGGTGCAAAGGAGATATGCCACTATTTTGATCTTTGCCCATTAGTTCTTATTACAGGCACCCCACTGGTTAATACTCCAGCCGACTTGTTTGCTCTGTTGCACTTGATTGATAAGCACAGATTTAGCAGTGAGAGAAAGTTTCTGGAGAGTTGGTTTAAAATTACAGGATACGGACATAAGTCTAGTAAACAGTATAAGCATAGAAACGCAGAAGAATTTAAAAAAATGATGTCTAAGTACATGATTAGACGCGAGTCTAAAGAAGTACTTGATCTTCCTCCAGTAAAAGAAATTACTGTTCCTATTTCACTGGAGGGAAGTCAACTAAAGACATATATCAGTATGCGTGACCTGTTTATGGCCTCCTTTGGGGATAATCCGGAAGATACAATTCTTGTAACTGTGCTTATTGCACAGATTAACAGACTCAAGGCAATTTGTCTGTCGGAAAAACTTATGATAATGGAGGATTGTGAGGGTGCTAAGCTAGATGCATTACTTGAGATATTAGAAGAGCAACCAGGAAAGAAAGTAATTACTAGCTGCTTCGCAAAATACCTCCGCCCACTAAAGAAGCGCTTAGAAGAGGAAGGATATAAGGTAGGTCTAATTACTGGGGCAACTAGCGAAGCGGAGCGTGATCGTCAAGTTAAACTATTCCAAGAAACGGACGAATTAGACTTGTTTTTAATTAGTAGTAAAGCAGGGGGTGAGAGTATTACTTTAACTGCTGCTAGTACGATTATTTATATGGATAAACCTTGGACTGCGGCAGAAGAGGATCAAGTTCTTGGCAGGGTAAAAAGAATTGGTCAAGAAGGCGTTTCTAAAAAAGAAGGACAAATTAGGAGAATCTTTAAATATTACCTCAGAGCGGAAGATACAATTGAAGAATACATTGAAGAGGTAATTAATAGAAAGAGAAATATGTTTGGGGATAGTATTCCTATTTCTGTGGTACGAAGAATGTTGTTGGGTGGTAAATGAAAATGTACCAGGTGGGAGTTGAGGTAAATTCGTCTACATTCTGTCTTCTTGTCATAGATGCAGATAATAAAGATCAAGCTGTTAATATTGCAACTAAAAAGGTCGAGGAATCTTTTGGTTTGGGGGTTTCCTGTGTCATTAGTTTTGTAGGTAATTTACCAATGGGTGTAGAATGAACTGGAAAGAAAGATTAAACAAAGCAAAAATTAAGGGTGAGTTCTTGTATGTTGATATGGTAGACTCTGGAAGCTACAAATCTTGCCCAATATCAGAAAAATTTAGGGCAGCTTATGGAGAAGAGCTTATTGACCATATTTACACTATCACAGACGATGGAATTAGATTAGGGATGGCATTTCATTCTGCGGTTTACCGCCATAATATTAAAGAGGCTGAAGAAATTTACAATGCGATTCAGTCCACTAAATGCTTTAAGTGGAAGCAAGAAATTAACTGGAAGGAAAGAATAGAACTTGCCGAGCACTATGGGTATTTTGATTTAGATGATGCACAAACTGCTTCTGACTGGCATTACTGCGCAATAGGTGAAAAATACCTAAACAAAACTGGAAAGTTAATTGATCTAAATACCGAAGATATCTTTAAAAAATTAACTTTCCTTGGAGAAAGGCTTGGGCATGACTTTTATATTGCGGTGTCTAGTGGACACTTAGCTCAAGCTAAGTTAATTTATGATGAGATTCAGGAAACTGATTTTGATCTTTTGTTTGTAGGTGAATAAGAAATGAACTGGAAAGAGAGAATTGAAGAGGCTAAAAAGGTTGGGATGTTTGCGACTAATGACGTCATGGCTGCTGGATCATGGAATTGTTGTGCTCTAGGAGAAAAATATAAAAATGATGCTGGCGTCACACTAGTAGATGATAAATATGATGACGCAGACAATTTACATTCGCATGGATACGTATTAGGAATGGCTTTTTATGAAGCAGTTCGTGACAACAAGATTGATGAGGCTGAAAGAATCTACAACGAAATTATGGAAGAGGAATTTAAATCTCTGTTCACGTATTGACGTTGAAACTGTACTGTTTCTAGTGGGGATGGTATTAACATTTTGGGCTATGCAATCCTTATTACGTGGTGGGGTTGTGTTCGACGTATTGTGTAAGTGAATAAAATGAATGGTCCATTTAAAGTCGTAAAATACGGCACGAATATTGTTGTTACCGATGGTTCAGATTTTATGATCTGCGAAGTCTGGAACGAAAACGTTGGCGAGAAAATTGTAGATTCCCTTAATAAAACATACCCAACGGTAGAAAAAACTCACATTGATGGGTTTGATGATTTCGATACTAAAGTTAGTTGTGAGGAATTCTATAATGCCTAAGATTAAAATTGAGGTTAATAAGTTTGACATACTAATGGGTGCCAGGTTTTGCCCGTTATTTTGTCCTGTTTCTAGGGCAATTTCTAGGGAAATTGGTGGATATTGTAGGGTCTCATCCAATTTAGTTTTTGATTTAAAGGGTATCAAACTGTTTAAACTTCCAAAAGAGGTAATAAAGTTTATAGATGATTTTGACAAAGGTAAAGAGGTTGAGCCTATTACATTTGAATTGGAGGTGAATGACAGTGCCAACTAAAAGGAAGATTATAAGAGTCAAGATAACTGAGGATGACATCAGAAGAGGTAAACATTATTCCGGTCGTACGTGCCCACTCGCTTTAGCGCTTAGTAGAAAATTTGGTGTCCGCTATTCAGTTTACGAGTTTGCGGCTACAAATTTTGGTAGTAAGGGAAAGCAGTTTTCTTTATGTGATTCTGCTGCTAAATTTGTTCGTATGTTTGATAACGGGGAAATTGTGGCCCCTACTACTGTGTGCTTAAAGGAGCATTCTTCCAATGACTGAAATGAATTTTGAAGAGGTAATTGACTACTTAGTAGCGCATTACGATCCAATTTTGTTGGCAAATATTATACTGAGTCAGAGTACAAGTGAAAACCCAATTATGCTGGATGGGGAGGTATTTCATAGAGAAGGGGATAATTGGATTTTATATAAGAACGATTTGGTTACACTCCCACGTTTACTTGAGATAAGTATAAGTCAATATAATATTGATAATGCTGTGAAGAGTTCCAGTACCCTTAATCCATTGTCTTTAGCATTGAGTGTCAAATTTGGAGGTTGTTGGGTTGTTGTAGGGAACAACGTTTATAACGAAGAAGAAAAACGTATGTTCAGTATAAGTAGGATTACAAAAACTTTCTTAACCAGATTTGACAATGGATTTTCTATAAGTCCTACTAAGGCTTTACTTTTGGATTGGAGGAACGAGCGATGATTATCAAGAAGCCACACCCACTGTTTACAATTCTTAAGAAGGCTGGTTACAAAAAGCATTCCGTTATTGTTACCGTCTTTGATGATGAAGGTACAGTGATTCTAAATAAGCCAATGTGGGATGGAGGAAGTAGGGATTCCCACTTTGCAATTAATAAGAAGGGAGAAACCAGACACGTGACTAGTGGCTTGGAGCTTTTTGTCAAAGATTGGTATATGATTGTGACCGGTGGAATCAGTCGCGGTAAACAGGCAATCTGGAAAATTAGGATTACTAAGAGTGATTGGAACGAGATAGAAAATAAGGTGTAGAGTAGACTGGTGAAATGACTAGGGTATAATTAAACGGTCATTTCAGGCGGTCTCGGTGTCTGCGACCCATCAATTGCCGGGAAACGATGTTTAGCCCATAGAAATTGATTGTAGGGTCAGTAATAGGCATTCTAGAAAGGGGTACGTGTGCGTGTGTGCGAAGCCCCACTAGTGATTTAACCAGTGGAACGGACATAAAAGAAATAAGCAAATATGAGAAAAAACAAGTTACCAGAAATTATTGAAGTCGATATTACTGAGAATCATATTACGAATGGGAGGAGGACGGATTACTCACGTTGTCCGGTAGCATTGGCTTTGAAAGAGAAATTAAATGCAGGAGAAAACTGGGTGGTGGTTTTTAGTAGAGAGGTATGTATTAAATATGGAACATCCTATTATTGGTACGTCCTTGACAAGGAAGTAACTAATTTTATTAGTGAGTTTGATAGAGGAAAGTGTGTCAGGCCATTCAAAGCACGATTAGAGCGTAAGTATGGAGAATGAAAATGAGTGAGTCCCTACCTGATTACATGGAAATTGATGTTACTGAAGAACATATTAAAAACGGAACTCCTAACAGTGCATCATATTGTCCTATCGCGCTGGCAATTAAAGAAAAACTCATTAATGATGGTGTTGTATCATTGATAGTCCATCACCTAGGAACTTCTATAGAAACAGTAGAAGGTGTTAGGTTTTTTGATATGGATAATGAAGCACGTAAATTTATAGGTAATTTTGACAATGGCAAAATGGTTGATCCGTTTACATTAAAACTTTCCAGAAGGAGAATTTAATAATGGACATTGGAAGTAAGATAAAAATCAAAGTTAACAGTGAGCACATTTTTAGGGGAATACGTAACAGTCGTGAGTGTTGTCCGATTGCGCTGTCACTAAAAGATGAGCTAAAAGTTAAAGAAGCCCGTGTAAATTACCGTTTCTTGGAAGCAGTGGGTGAGGGGGCTCAGGGATTTCTATTCTTTACACCCGATGAAATTAAAGATTTCATTTGGAGATTCGACGCAGGATTGGAAGTGGTTCCTGTTGAGTTTGAGATTGAACTAGCACACATTTATAAGGAGCGAGAGTACAGAAATGAAACAAATTAAATTCACTGTAACCGAAGATCAAATTAAAGAGGGGGTCCCTAGTTCTAGCGAATCATGCCCAGTTGCACTCGCCCTAAAAAATAAATTACCAGAATTTTCTCGTATAAGTGTGCGCCCGCATTGTGTGTACTTTTATACCCCTGGGGAACGTTACTACACAGCAATTGGAATACTATCAGATAGAGTTATAGATTTTATAACAGATTTTGATACAGGAGTTCCAGTTATACCAGAGGAATTTGAGATTTTGATTCATGATGTTAAGAGGAAAATATGAACTTGTTGAGTAGGATTTTTACTGTTAAATTTGAAGTCACTGAAGAGCACATTAAAAACGGAAAAAGGTCGGATTCCCATATGTGCCCTGTATCACTTGCACTAAAAGATAGATTTCCAGAGTTCACAAAGGTAGTAGTTGGATACTCAATAATCTATCTTTATATTGAAGGGAGTCCTTACGCGAGTCATTATGTGTGTCCAAATACGAGGCTAAAAACATTTATAGCAGACTTTGATAGAGGAATGTCGGTAAAACCTTCACGCTATGATGTACGGATTTATAAGATGGGTAAAGATGAGTAAACGAAAAATAAAAATCAAAGTTACTGAAGAGCATATTAAAAATGCACACAAAACAGATATAATACAGTGTCCAATTGCTCTCGCTTTGAAAGAAAAACTTCCAGAGTATAAAATGATAATAGTTGGGTGCAGAAGAGTGTTATTATTTAGGGGATTTAATGGGGAGCACGCAATTGGAACTGTAACTCATACTATGAGAAATTTTATTAGGGAATTTGACAATGGTAATCCAGTAAGTCCCTCCCACTATACTATCGAGATTAATGAGGAGAGTAAGGATGAGTAAACGAACAATCAAGATCAAAGTTAGTGAAGAACATATTAAAAGAGGAGGCAGATCAGCCAGCACTTGTCCCATTGCACTAGCTATTAAAGAAAAATATCCAGAGTTCGATGAAGTAGTGGCGGGAATTCATAAAATTAAATTATATCCCGATCATAAACCCAGAATTAAATGGGTAGCTAGAACTCCACAAGAATGTTATTTATTTATTGTGGAATTCGATAATGGCGGTTATTATGGCCCATTTGAAACGGAAGTAGAGTTTGAGTTGTCATATGATTAAAATCCAAATAACCCAGGATGACATCGACAAAGGAAAGAAAATGGACCCATCTAATTGCCCATTGGCTTTAGCTATTAAAAGGCAATTAAATCCGGTAAGTGTTAAAGTATCTCCTTGGTGTGCCGTAATAACCAATACGGAAATAGAGGGTGCAAAACGGTATGGAATTGTTGATAACGGGTTTGTAAAGAGATTTGATAGAGGGTATGAAATAAGACCCACCACAGTAGAATTAATTGGAATGAATAAAGATTGAAAGGGTCCCCCTTTCCCCAATTTTTTAGTGGGGTGAGGGGTTTTTATTTGTATGTGATTGGTAAATGTAATTCGATTTGCAGTGGGAAGGAAATAGAGGGGTGTTAGTTAGTGGTTGTAAGTGGAGGATTGCGCCGGTTAAATTTAAAAATTGATTGTTGGATGATTGATAATATTGTTGGTTGTTGGTTAATTAACAGTGGTTTTAAATATATTCACTGTGAATTCCCTTGCGATATGTAGATAAGGGGTTGACAAAAGTGTGCGGATGAGGTATATAGGGTGATTGCAAATATGCAAGGATGAACTTTCACTCCCGATTGAAAGTTAGGCGGTAGACAAACGTATATGGGCTGGATAGTGTGGGAACCACTATGCCGACCGATCCACCGAAGAATATTCAAAAAAAGTCGCCCAAACACTTGGCATTTGGGCTTGGCTTGTGATACTATGTCTGTACAGTTGAATATTGAATAGAACGGTTGAGTATGGGCTGATGAAGTCCTGACGGTTTGCACCTTGACAATTGAATACTTGCAGTGGTTAGGCGATCGGCGAAAGCTGATGGTGCTTAGCTAATTGTGAGTGTTCCGAGAATACGGTTAGGAGAAAAAGAAAATGGCTGATAAGAATGACGTTATGTTCTACGTAAAGGCGTTTGATCTGGGTCTCGGACTTGCACCCGGTTTCCCGGTTGTTAAGAAGATGATTCGCGACCTTAACTCCGCTCTTCCCAAGAAGGTTAGAGAAGCTATTGCTTCCGAATCTAAGGGAGATGAGCTTGAGAACTGGGTTAAGAGCGTAAAGGAGGGTAATTCAACCTTCCAAGACTACAAGGACGGACTAAACAAGTGGATCAAGCTTGTTATTACTAAGCTTGAGAATGAGCCTGAAGATTCCGAAGTCTTTGAGTCTAAGCGGGGACGCGATGTCTCTGCAATCGAGATCACGCTATTTGGTAAGACTGCAACGCTCCCTGAGCAGGTTCTTACTCTTATCGAGGGTTCTAAGCTAGCTGAACTGCTAGCGGTTGGAGTCGGTGAAGAGAGATGGGATCAGGTTTATCCTGTAATGTCTGGATTGCAAACTGCAATCCAGAAGTTTAAGGATCAAGCACCAGAAGCGGTTAAGCCTAAGCGGGCAAGCAAAAACACCGCTAACAGTGGGGGAGAGGCGCCGGAAACTGTAGAAGAGGTTACTCCGGAAGCAGCGGCTTAACGTAGAACGAATAGGGAATAGAATGGTCGGTGGCTAGAAATAGCTATCGGCCATTCTTCGGATTAAGAAACAAGGAAAGTCCAATGAGGGATAATCTATTACCAAAGATCAGCATTCCAAGTGTGAACATTCCAAGGGTGTTTGCTAGTAGCTTGCAGCATACTTACTGTGAGTTTCTGGCGGGACACGAAATTGAGGCGTTGCCGGACTTTAACGAAGTAATGCAATCCATTGAGGAAAAGGAAAGGAGATACTTGGAAGAAACTAAGCAAGTTGAACCATATCAACCTGTAATAAAAGTCAGGAAACGTTTTAGTTTAGGTGATATGGAATGACCGAGAGAGAAATTTGGGAGTTACTAGTTAACTACAACTCTCATATCACTGCCAACATGATAGCGATTAAGTCAGGATGGGAATATGAAGCGGTTAGACCTGTATGTAATAGGTTCAATTGGTTCATGAGTCAGCCTGAAGTGATTAATGAACTAGCGGAGTTAAAACTTCCAAGGTGAGCACAATGCCAACGACCGAAGAAATTAGACGGCTTCCGCTCACAGGGAAGTCCTATGATTATCTACAGACGGTGACAGTCCACAAGCTAAGTAAGGAAGCCAGAGAAGCGTACTATCAATGGTTTGTGGATTATGGTAAGGTATTCAATCTAGTTGCTTATCTCTTACGTGGTGAGAGAGGTTAGCAACAACAAAGGTCCTAGTTAGGCAATAGTCTAGCTGGGACCTTTTTTATTTGAGCTCGGTCAAACAAACGTTTGATTTAAATAGGCGCTTTAAACCAGTGTTTTCTAGACTATATAGACTAGTAGTCAATAGACTAAATAATGTATTGCTTGTTTCATTGTTTATATAAACTCGTCTTTGCTAGAGCAATGAAAATGAAATAAGGGTCCCCCTTCAACACAAACTTATTTCTACCATTTCTCTATAAGGGAATAAATTATACCCTCTAACATGTAGTCCAAATTCCCATTCTTCTCATTTGCTTCTCAAATCTTTTTCTTTGACGTTCTATTTTCTTAATAGTTTCAGGTCGTGCACCTTCCATTACATACACTTCAATGTTCTCTGCCTTACAGTTTAAACAATTACCATCCTTAAATCTTAACCTCTCATACCCCTTTAGTTTCCTGCCCAGTACTAATGAATGTAAATATTCACCTGACCTTCTACAATTAATAAATAACTTATCTCCAGACGAAGTTTTAATAGTCCATGTCTTTCCAATAACAGACCCATAAAACCGTCTATCTACATATGCTACTCTACCATCTAAAAAATGAATCTCAACATGATTCTCATTAACATTATCTATAACTAAATTCATTTTAAATCACCTCTAAATACTAGTCATATGACTAGACTCGTATTAATACGGTTATCCGCCTCGGACATAGCGCAAAACATCCCCTACCCCCTAAAGGGGGTGTAGGGGGGATTTATGCGCTAAAATGTCGGACCATTGCGATATCATAGCGCACAAACCCCAAAAAATACAACGTTTCTGCGGGTCCATGCGTTAAATTTTGAACCTAAAAACTACCTTCCTCCACTTTATAGCGGATAAAGCCGAAACCCCAACACCTAAACCCCTTTATGCGTTAACGCTGAAATAGGTAGACATTCGAGAACGGATAAACCCCTTTATGCGTGGCTATTTTGAACCTGAGACACCCCTTTTCCCACTATTTTTTCGCTAAAAAGCGGCCGCCGAGACCACTACCGCAAAACTAGTCAAAACACTAAGTAGGAAATGCGAAGCGTGTGTTACAATATTCCCTACTGAGGGACAAAATGAATCAATATCTGATAGATTGGATAGGAGGAAATATAAAGTTTGTTTACCATCATGTAAACAATAGGACCAGTCGTCTAAAATCTCTAACCAAAGAGGATAAAGAAGACATTGTTTCCCGTGTACTACTGAAACTAGCAACAGCAGCAGAGACCATAGAAAAGGTAGATAATTATGAAGGTCTAGCCCAACAAACAATTACATTCGAGCTATTATCATTTCTACGCGTAAAATCCAGAAAGCCAACAATAACTGGATACGATTTAGAGGTAGAAATCAATGAATGGGCAAAATTAGACGATCAACTAACCGCCGAATTGCTGTCGATCAAAGAACCAACAATTAAAAACTTCCTAAACGGTGGAAATTATCCACCGCCCAGAGTCATTAAGAGAATAAAAAATGGCAGATAAGAATTTCCTTCCCACTACAAAGGTGTCAAGAGTCCACCCACTGTTCACTAAGGACCCAGTTAACGGTAGATTAATTTGCGGAGCGTTTAGAGCACACGGAAAAGAAGAGTTTGAATCTTCAGGTCTTTCTCCAGAAGAACTTGTTCAACCAGATAAACTGTTCCTATTTAAACAATGGGTCTGTCATAATTCACCATATACCCGTAGTGATGGACATTATAATGGAAGATGCCAAATGCATGGAGCAAAACAGGGCAGACCTGTAACACACGGTAAATACGGCTCTAAAATAATTCCCCTAACCCCAGAAGAATTCAGACAAATCAGCAAAGATGGGATACACAAGGATTTAAATGATGAATTAACAATCCTTTCCCACATTATTAGGAAGAAGCTCCCACAGCTTGCTGGAGAGCACGCTGCAAAGGCAAATCGTGACCTGGCGGCTAAAATTGAGCAAATGGAAAAGGCTATTACAAAGCTGGAATTCAGTAAGCTCAAAGATGTTATGTCAGATATTAAAAAGATGATATCTGAAAAATCTGATTCCGAAAATGCTGAGGAAGAGATTCAAAAGTCAGTAGAACGTTACTCCAAAGTATTTGATATTGAAATGAAGAGACGTAAAATGTCAGATGATTACGTTCTCAAGGCTGAAGTAGTTACTTTGGTAAGATGCCTATTGACTATTGTTATGCAGGAGGTAACTGATGGAGCGCAGAGGGAAAAAATTAGAAGGGAATTTGGTTCAATCATTACTAGAAATTACGAACGACATATTAAGGGACCCAACGAAAACACCGAGAGTCCTAATAACGGACCTGAAGATTCGGACGAAGGATCGGAATCTGATTACATTGACGCCGAATACAGCACAGACACTGTATTCGAGGGACAATCCTAATCTAATAGAGCCGTTTAGAGGAAATCGTGAGATAATTCTAAAGGCTCGACAGATGGGCTTTTCCACTAGAATAGCCGCAAGAATGTTTGAGGATACTATTAATATTCCAAACACTCAAAGTATTATCATAGCTCAAGACGAAGATAATTCCAAGCGCCTATTCCAAATGGTTAAGCGTTTCTATGATAACCTGCCAGAAAATAAAAAGCTCAAGCTAGGAACTGATAGTAAAACTGAGCTCTGGTGGCCTCAAATTGACTCTTATTTTGCAGTAGGATGGGCAGGTTCAAAGAAAGTGGGACGTGGAAGCACTATTAATAACCTCCACGGAAGTGAAGTTGCATTCTGGGAAGATGCAGGTCCGCTTATTAGTGGTATTATGCAGTCTATCCCACAAGATGGTAATATCTTCCTAGAAAGCACTGCAAACGGGATTGGTAATTATTTCTATAAAGAATACCAAGACGCAGGATCAGGGAAATCAATCTTTAAGGACAGATTTTACCCTTGGTTTTTGGAACCTGGATATAGAGCTGACTCTTTAGTTGGTGGGGGTGTATTTGTTAGAGACTCTGAAGAGGAAGAACTAGCTCAAAGGTACAATCTTGACGATCAGCAATTAATTTGGCGCAGGAATAAGATTCTTGAGTTGAAGAATGCAATGAAGTCAGGAGAGAACGTAGGTACATTCCCACAAGAATATCCCTGCAATCCAGACGAAGCATTTATGATTACGGGGTCAACTTATTTTGATAATAATAAAATTATTAATGAGTTAATCCCCAGAACTCCTAATGAGTGGAGAGAAATTCTCCCCCCACTGTGGGCGAGTAATTTACGCCGCGTTCGAGACAACCCAAGAAACCAATTTGATATTTGGGTAGCGCCGCAGTCTGGTCATAGATATATAATTACTGCTGACCCGTCAGAAGGAATCAATACTGACGATCTCCATGACTATTGTTCAAGTGACATTATAGACGTGGAAACTTGGGAACAAGTTGGAGTATTACATGGAAGATGGGAGCCGTTTGAATATGCAGGCTTACTTTACGAATTAGGAAAATGGTATAATAACGCTCTAATTGTAGTAGAAAGAAATAATCATGGACATGCAGTTCTAACTAATCTTATTAACCACTATGGCTATCCTTCTATGGAAGGATATAGCGGTGTCTATGCACACAGAGATTATGACTCAACCAGAAAGTCTAAGCAATCTACTTTAAAGCCTGGATACCCAAACAATGTAAAAACTAAGGCTATCGCTTTAGGCGCACTGTATACTGTAACTAGTGACGGATCACTTAATATTAAAGATAAAAGAGGACTGAAGCAGATGCTAACGTTTGCAAAGCTCCCTGGAGGTAAATTAGGCGCTCTTTCTGGACATCATGATGACAAGGTTCTTTCACTGGCACTTGGCGCAGCAGTTTTAACAGACGTTGAGTTTAATAATTTAGAACAAAAAATCACCAATAAGCGGAAATCAAGAATCATAACCGGTAAATCATTAAAAAGAGTAGGAAGAATTCTATGACAAATCCCATTCCCACTTTTTCAGAGGACCTTAGCTGGGTTCCATCCACTATTATTAAGCAGCATCCAGGTGCCAAAACTTGTGTTGCGTGCGTAGCAGCTTCTATTGTTAAATGTTCAATAGAATACGTTTATGATTATTTAGTTGTTCCATTTGGAGAGTTTATTTATGATAGTGAATTTGGGATTTTTATGTTAGCCCACGGATTTTGTTGCCTCCCCCACTTAAGATTGGACGAAGGAACTACTGGACTAACTACAAATACTCAACTCAACTTTACTGTTGATCTAGAAAATTTTCCGTGCTTTATGTCTGTAGAAACAGAATTTAAAGGAGTAGAGCACGCCGTATTTTGGACTGGTAAGGAAGTCCTGGACCCATCCCCACTGGTTGATAAGAAAGAACTTTCTGAATATAAAGTAACTACTATAATTCCAATCTTTAAGCGAGAATGGGAAAAGCCTAGAATTTTACGGGCTTTAGAAATAGGATTCTAATCTAGCCCGGGTTTACAAACTAGTAAAAATACCAGCTGAAAATCCAACGTCTATGTCATCATATACATGATGGCCAAATTTAACTTTAAAATCCTTCCACCGGGTTGGCTGTCGTATTCGCGTCAAGCTCTACAGAGTCGCGCGTATTACGATATGAATCCATATCCGTGGTACGGATTTGAAAAGTGGAAACTGGAGGAACTAGGACCATATCCTAGGTGCCTTCCGTTTTCTATGTCTATTATTAACAGATCGGCCATTTGGTTATTTGGAAAACAAATTAGTTTTAGGTTTCCAGGAAACGATGAAATTGAAAAAGAATTGAAGCGTTTTTGGAAGCTTAATAAAATGGACATTAAACTCGTTCCATTGGCCAAGAAGGGAGGACAAGAGGGTTCCGTATCTATTAAGTTTTCTTATAATAGTAAGGACAAGGTACCACTAAGACTTCAGGTTCTCTCTAATGTTGACCATGTTAAATTCTTTTATAATCCTCACAATAAAGAAGAGCTAATAATGGCCCGTGTTCAGTATCCATTTCAAAGTTTGGATACTGGAAATTGGTTTTGGTACAGAGAAGAATGGACTAATGACCTATATATTGAATATGAACCTATCAAAATTGAAAACTTCAGAATTAATGACAAGAATCCTTACGTATTTCTTGGCGCTCCTGTATTCCCTGATATTGATACAACAGTCAATTGGAAGGTAAAAAGACAGTCCCCAAATAGATTTGGGTTAATTCCTATAATTCCGATCCAGAATCAATCTAATGGAACTGAATTTGGAGTAGGGGACCTTTTTGGCCTCTTTCCCACTATTGACAGGATTAATCTCACCTATCATTTAATGGATAGGTCTAATCAATTAGATATTGATCCTAGGACTATCTATATTGACCTTGAACCAAAAGATGGTGACAATCCTGATTTTCCATCTCATCCTGGAACTCAGATTGATTTGCAGACTGTTGAATCAGACGATGGTTCTTCTAGGCAGGGAAAGGTACAACTTTTAGAAACTAGTGGAGCTATTAGAGAGCAACTAAACATCTATTGTAATGAGTTGAAGCAACAGCTGTTTGATGCAACCGGAGCTGTTTTTCCTAGACAAGAACATATTACTAATAAAGGTTCTCTTACTCAATCTGTTCTTATTCAAATGTATGCTCCTATGTTAGAAGTTATAGGAGAAAAACAAAAGAATTACGGACCGAATGGAATTATACTTTTGCTGCAAAGTATAGTTTTAGGTCTGTCAAATCTAGGAGTTTCACCCTTTAATAAGGTTAAAGGTATTGAAGATATTACAGACGAAAAGCTAGATTTCAGCCTTACATGGTTTAGTCAGTTTATGCAGTCTGAAGATGAAAAACTCGCTACATTTGATAGACTCAGTAGAGAAATTGATGCAGAGGTTACTGTTCCAAAGAGGGCAATTAAAGCTATTGCTGACATGGAAGGTTTTGATTTAACCGATAGTGAAATATCTGAAATTGAGGAGAAAGTAAATGACAGACTTAAACGTCAACGTGAGCAACTTTCTGACGGGCAGTCCCCAGGAAACAAGCCAAGAACCCCAGGATCAAATCAATCAAGAGTCCAAAAACGAGGAACCGCAATTAATGACGCAGAATGAAAAAGTTCTTCTTCCTGATCCCTCTCAATACGTATCTTTTTTTGAAAAATTTAGATCAGAGGGCAAGGTTGCAGAAATCGAAATTAACGTACCACCACTTGAACTGGTTAAGGGAGAAGGAACTTATAAGTGGGTTGGAGAGAAAGAATGGCCTGTAGTATTGGGTTACCCCTTTTATACTCAAACTAAGGTCTATGCATACGACAACAAAACCCTAATGGATATTAGAAAGGATTTAATTAATCCTGGATTTGATATTATAGTTCTTTATTGGTCTAATGAATATCAAGGTTTTGTTTGTGTAAGAGGAGATAATTATGAAAAGAGATAGTCTTAGGCTAATCCTCACTCCACCCACTAAGTTGGTTTTTATCGGAGAGGGTGAAAATTCCACAATTAAGGAACTTAGAGAAGCACTTGAAGCAGCTCAAAATGACGCCAAGAAATACAAAGAAGACCTAGGAAGAATTAATGGCGAACTTGAGGCGCTTAAACGTTCTCAAATGGGAGACATTGAGAGACTCCAAGCAGAAAGGGAGGATCTCGCTAAGCAAGTTCGAGAATTGACAACTAAGCTGGAATCCATTAATCCTGTAGTTGACCGCAATAAAACTCTATCTGAATTTATTAGTAGTCAATTTGAATCTAGAATTAATGCACTTCCAGAGGACAAAAGAGCAGGAGTTAGGGAACTTGCTTTTGTAGATGGTGACCCTGTTGCATCTCTTTCTAAACTAGAAAGTGCATTTAAGACTTTTGGCCTTGCGGATATTAATGCAGGTAGTATCACGAATCCAACTAAAACAGATCCATCTGCTAATCCTGACAGTAAACTTGATCCTAAGAAAGTTAACTGGAGTCAAGCTCTACCAAAGATTGATACTGGAAAGACAACTCAATAAATTCACAGTGAAGGACACGGGCCTTATCCGTTAATAAGAGGGTTTGATTCGGAGATTGCAATGAACAAAAGAACGATTAACCTAAATGTAGGTCTACATCAAACTCTCATCGGTGTAGACTCGAACGCTATTACTTTGGCCGACTATGCCATTATGAGCAATGATCCACTAGTAATGATGATTACTAAGTCTTTGCTTATGAATGGTGCCGTGTTTGCTGATATTCCTATCGTTACTGATAAGACTATGCAGGCACAGGGTGTTAGGTGGCAGGATAATCTTCCTGGAGTTAACTGGGCCAAACTTAACTCTGATCTTACCGTGGTTAAGGGTAAGCCAACGGCTTACTCTGAACAAGCGTTTCTTATGAGAAATGCTATCGACTGCGATGTTAAGATTATGGAAGACAAGAATCAAATTGTGGATCCTAGGGCCGCTCAGTTTGATGCCTATCTTCAGTCTGTTACCTACGACTTCAACGATAAGTTTATCAATAACGATCCTATTTCTGGTGAAGATGATGCTTTCACTGGTATTAGATATCGACTTGATAATCCTTCCACGTTTGGAGTTGCTTCTGAATTGAAGATCAATGCAAGTGCAGTTGATATGACTCAGAGCGGTATGACCGAAGCGACTGCTAATAACTTCCTTGAACACGTTCAAACTGTTTTGGATTATATGGGAAGACCGGAAGGCGATGGTGTTGTATTCTATCTCAACGATCTTATGAAGAGACGTTGGGAAAGGGCACTCAGACTTCTTGGTGGTGGTTCTGGTTGGAACGTTGTACGTGACGCTTACGATCGTGGAATTACTACTTATAAGAACGCTAGAATTGTAGATATTGGTAGAAAGGCTGACCAGTCTACTCGTATTATTACTAATACCGAGACTGCTGCTGGTCTTAATGGTGCTTCTACTCATACTTCAATTTACGCCGCTTGTTTCGGCGAAGAGCGTCTTATTGGCTGGCAGTTTGATACTTTGGCTAATTCTGTAAAGGATCTTGGCCTTATTGGTGGCCAGGGTATTACTGCCAGGATTCTGGTTGACTGGGCATTTGGTTTGCTTCCCATGCACACCCGATGTATGTCCAGAATTTATGGAATTAAGGTGAGCTAAATATGTACGACGCGCTAAATATCCTGCAAACTCTAGTTACTAAAACTGCTTCTTTTGGTGGTACTGGTTACGATCTAAAAACTGGTACCCCAAGAAGGGGGATGAAGGCTAGATTTCTAATCTCTTCTTATTCTGGTGATGGTAATGTCTTTACCCCCAAGATTCAAGAAAGCGAAGATAATACTACATTTTACGATGTTGGTGCTACTTCCCCGATTACCTCTACGACCTCTGCGGCTAGTAAGCTAATGTTTGTTTCTTTTGAGACCCAGAAGAGATACATTAGAGCTTATATGGAAGTTGCTGGTGCCGCTTCCCTTAGCCCATCTATCGCTTATCTTTGTGATCTAGGAATCGCAAAGCCGTAAATTAAATACGGGTGCTAGGTCTTTTCCTAGCACCCTAATAAATACTATGAAACTTCCAGTTAGTGATCTTAACAATCCTCAAAAACTGATTCAATGTGAACCATTTATTGAGGAGTCTATTGTACAGAATCCAGAAAACCCAGATGCCTATATTGTTAAGGCTGCTATACTCCTGTACAAAGAGGAATTTGACGAGGCACTTTATTACGCTAATAAAGCAATTGGTTTCAACCCCACTAATGCAGGAGTGTATGTAACCAAAGCCGCGGTTTTGTCTAATATGGGATATCATGAACAAGCAGGAGAATCATTAAAAGAAGGAAGAAACCACAGTCATGACTGTCCCAGCCTAAACTGGAACTATGCTCTTTGGCAGCTGCAAAATAAAAATTTTGCAGTGGGTTGGAATATGTATAGATGGAGAAAGGTACATACTCCAGGTCATATAAGAACTTTGGAGCCTGAATGGAACTTTAATATTAAGAACAAACACAATAGCACTCTATTTGTATGGGGTGAACAGGGTCTAGGTGACCAGATAATGTTCTTCCGATTTCTTAAACAGATAAAGGGAACATTTGGGTTTAAGCGAATAATTTTGGAATGTAATCCTGAGCTTTATACTCTGTTCTACAATAATAAAAATAATGTAGATGATGTAATCGCACACAGGTCTGATTTCCACATCCCTTTCCACTATGATTACCATTGTTCTCTAGCAGACCTTCCTTATAATCTAGGAATCTGTACCGAAGATGATATGGACGGTAAACGAAGGTATCTAGTAGCGGATAATAAAGTAAGGGAAAGATTCAAACAAAGTTTTGCATCCTTAAACACTAAAGGTCCAAAAATTGGAATTTGTTGGCAAGGAAACCCTGGACATTCTAACGATAAGAATAGATCAGCTAAATTAGACGATTTCGAACCACTGAAGCAATTTGGTCCATTGGTTGCATTGCAAAAAGACGTACAGTGTAGTGTTCCAGAGGGAATGGAACTAATGGCTCTTCACGATGGAATGATTAATGCGGATTACACCGCTGCAATTATATCCGAGCTCGATGTTGTAGTAACGATCGACAGTTTTATTGCTCACCTAGCAGGAGCTTTAGGAAAAAAGACTTATCTCCTACTTCCTTACATACATGAGTGGAGATGGGCAGACGGTAAAGGCTCTTCCTATCTTTACGAAGATGTACAGTTAGTAAAGCAAACTATTAGAGGTTCTTGGAAAGAACCAATTGAAACAGTTATCAACAGGATAAAGGATCAGTATGTCTAAAACTGCAATGCCTACAGTAACTGATATATCTGCCGTAGCAACTGCTATGGGAGTTACTATAGGCACGCACATTTCTAATGTCGTACAGCAAAATGTATTAGACGCAGTAATTACTAACTTCAAAAACAGAACTCATAGAACATTTGTTCCTGTGAGTGAAACCAGATATTTTGATGGTAATAATTCTGGTATGATTGAAGTAGATGATTTCGTCACCCTGTCTACTGTAGAATTAGTAGGTTGGTATGGGATCACTAATGCGTTGACTCTTTCAAATTATGCAGCCGTAGAAAGGTCTGGATATCCTATTAATCGTATTCAAATCTATAAGGGCTCTATTCCATCCTTGCCTTCTATGTGGATAGATAGATTCCCAGCAGGAAGATCGAATGTAAAAATTACTGCATTGTGGGGATTTGCGTCTACTGTACCAGATGATGTGTGGCAAGCTATTGTTTACCAGGCTTCTGGGATCGTAATTAATATGTCCCTATTTAAGACACAGGGATACCTAATTAAGTGGCAGGAAGCAGATGTTTCTGAAGTACGGAACTACATGGACCCATTTAAGTTCTTTAGTTCTGTAATGGATTACAAAGGAACAATTAAACTATACAAGAGACCTTCTGGATTAATCTTTAGAAAGCAAGCCAAGCCGCTGGTGTAATATGTCACTAAGTGAAAGACAGCTAACTAGATATACAGATGTTGTTGATCTTCATTCCCCTATTGAAATTGGCGGCCTGGCACTTCTAAATAATGAAATAAACTCTCTGCGATACAGCTCCACTCCAGATTTTGCTTGTGTTAACTGTTGTAGGGTTACCGCTCCGGAATTTGCCACTGGTGAGTTTTATGGAAAAAGACTAAGGCAAAATACTACTAGCCTGTTGGATGAATTCCACTTCCCACTGGACCAAGTAATAGGAGTGAACTGGGTAATTAGATTTCTCGTAGAAAATCATCCAGACTACGGTAAATTTTATCAAGTGGAGGGTGATCCAGAACCCAAACATTGGAGAGCAAATAAGTTAATCGTAAAGGTAAAAACTATAACGAGGCCAACCTTTGTATGATCCTAACAACTCCAATAGTAGATGAAGTAAGAGCAAAAATTGTAAGTGTTCTAAATCTGGAATACGATATAGTTGTTACAAAGGCCACTAAATTCATAAGATTTGATTGGAGGTCTTTGGTACAGCAATATGAAAAGTTAGGATTTAACGGTCTAAAGGCTCCTTGGATAGTCGTTAGAGTTTTTCCCTCAGAAAGAGCAGATTGGGGTCAGGCTAATATGTGTCAAAGTATCCCAATCGAAATTTTTCTAATCGAAAATGAGTCCAATGAAATAAGACTAAGAGCAAGAGAAGATTCAACTGGTACCACTGTAAAAGTAGACTCGACTACAGGATTGTTTGTAGATCAGAGAATCTTCTTCCCCACTGTAAATGAATGGAGGACTATAACAGCCGTTAATAGTCACAGGGATTTTACTGTAAATTCTTCGGTTAGAGTTGTTACCAATGATGCCCTTGTTAGTGATATTACTAAGGATGTAGAGGTTAAAATTGAGAAGTTAAGGACAGAGTTTAGTCCTGGAAAGACATTTACTTCGTTTCAAATTGTTGACGATCCTACTACAGACCTTAGTGATATGAATCCGGCAAATGAGTACTTCCTGGGAGAAAACTTTAATCTATTGGTTGGAAGTTGTTATATCAGCGCCTTAGTAGGAGAAACACTTGCCTAGAAGTCAGAATGGAGAATTGGATGTTAGTATTCTGCTTAGGCACTTGGTAGATGCAGAAGAATTAACCGTTAACTACGCTCTTATGCAGGCATACAAAAAATCAGGGGGCAAGTATAAAAGAGCCAAGCTAATAAAATTGGGTCACCCATATGCAGAAAGGAAAGGGGGAGTGGGTGTTCCGTATGGTGACCCTTCTATGATTAATGTACAAACCTCCAACTTTTATTTTGGGTGGAATAAGAAGGACCCAAAACTGGCCGGCGGTAGTATTAACAGTCAAATTTATAACAATTCCCCATATGCGGATGAACTAGCAATGGGAATTAAAGGACTGACAATTCCACGCCCACTAATTAGGTCAATTATGCACAACACTAACTATTGGAGAGAAAGAAATCTTGCAAAAGGAGTAAGAAATGCCATTGGTCAAATGTAGAGAAACTAGAAAAGTTGGTCAATTTGGTGGACCGTATAAAGATCAAGAAAGAATTATCGAAATCGAAGAATCTCTTGTAACTGAATACCACGAAATCGTGTCAGACGATACCCCAATTAAAGATTGGGAGGATAAATAAATGGCTGCTACCATTCCACTGTGGGCTATTGGTAAACACATTACGTCAGTTCTTCTTACACCACAAACAGTAAATTCTACTACTGGTGCACTCTCTGATACTACTCCCACTGCACAGTTCTTTGGACATACCCGTTCAATTAACTTGGTTGTTAGGTATAACCACGAGGAACTTTCTGCCCAAAATAGACCATATGATAATATGGTTCCTATTTCTCAGGGCACTAGACTTAGATTGCAAGAGATGGAGAAGTCTAATGCAAATTCTAATCTTGCGGCAGCACAAGCGTTTGGAGCTACTTATTGGAAGTATACTCTGATTAGAGGTGGAAATACATTTGTAGGTTTTGGGGTCCTTGGGCAATATGAAATGGACTCTCCAGGTAAAGGCGGTGTTAACGCTACTTTTGAACTTGAGCCGATTGACGTCGGAACTGACTCTCCAATTACATACACCTAATGAATAAAATTGATGTTTGGTCACTTAAACGGCCAGTATTTACTGGACTTTCTTTCAGAGTAGAAGATAACTCCAACCCAAATGTTTCACTAGAGCTTCATTTTGATGGTCCTACAATGACCAAAATGTTGGAGATCGGAACTCTGACTCAGCAAAAGGTAGAATATTATAAGCCAGTTCCAAATGAAGAGACTCCAGGCATGCCATTTGCCGATGGGAGGGAAATCCCCTTTAATGAAGAATCTATGTCACTGGCTTGTGCAATGCACGTTCTTCAAAAAGAACCGGTATATTCAGTTGAAGAGTTTCTAATCCTATTTGAAACCATGACAGAGGGAATGCTCCCAGTTATTGGGAGGATTAAACAACTCACTGAAAAGTTTGTAAGTCAAGTAGAAAACCCTACTGGAGCGGTTATTATTCCGTAGTAGCTAGCTATATACGTTATAATCACCGCCACCCTGAGCTTGACGCACGACTAGATGCTTTACTTTGCTCAATAAATAATATTTTACTGGGCAAAGAGGGACAATATATACCGCCTCTAGGGTATAAATGGTTAGATGAGTCTGTATTTGTTGCTAGAGAGTTTTTGAAATTTGGAGTAACTAATGGCGAACCAGATGACACTTAATCTAACACTTAAAGGTGTTAGTCAAATGATCCAATCAATTCAGGCCCTAAATGCGGCTCTAAGAAGATTGGATAATGGTTTTGCTAGTGCAGCTAACCGAATTTCCAATGCCTCTACACAGATTCAAAAAGCAGTACAATCCCTCCGTCCCCCACCCGTTAGAAGTGGGGGTGGAGGTAGAGGTGCGGGTAGACCTAGTAATTCAAACAATCCAAATATAAATGAAGTTGTCCCATTCGCTACACAGGGAATAATGGGTAATTTTCAGGCTTTATTTGCTAGCGCCGTTGCTAGAGTAATAGGGGATGCATTTAAAAAATGGCTTCAAAATCATAAACTGAATCCACAATCTCCATCTAACCAGAACCAGATCGCAATGCCTATAAATGCCCCAAGTAGATGGGCGTCATTTCTTTCTAATTTCAGGTTAGGTATACTGGGTTTAGCCGCCGGAGTAACATTATTGATTGCTGGTATCGCTATCCTTCTTAAATCTATACAAAGTGCATCTGAGGCATTTAAATCTATTGCTCATCTTTACTATTCTAGTGGTGGTAGGGAATCCGATGCTAGAAGATTGAGAAACTTAGGTGCCTCTCTAAATATTCCGAATGACGAAATTGCATCTGCGGCATCTGGTAAATCTGGATTCGGTTACCAGTTAATAGAAGAGATTAAAGCTCTCAGATCTATTAATGATGATAGAGCTGCTGCACAATTTGCTAGATCAAGAGGATTAGAAAGGTTTCTGCCGGTAAGAGATTTAAGTGACTCTGAATTTAAGAAAGCTATCTCCCCCACTGGAGATAATGATGGTGCATTCAATAGATTTGTTTCTGGTCAATTTCAATTGTCCGTTGGGCAGTTTAAATTAGCAATTGAAAATCTATTGATTTCCATGTCCCCCATCATCCTTTTGTTTAGTCACGGAGTACAAAATTTTACATTGGCTATAAATTTGTTTAATGCAGGAGTTAGTCTAATACACCAGTTACTGTCTAAAATATTTAATGTAGCTGATAAAATGGACAATGCAGCAAACAAATTTAACGATGGTATAGATAAATTCTCCGATAAATTGGGAACATTTGGAGGTGGTCAAAGAGCCCAGAATCCGGTTCCTAAAGCATGGAGATTCTATGGGAATCAGCAAGAACTTATAGAAAGAGCTAGAGACCTAGGAGCATTTTCTTTCTAATGGGAAATTTTGGTGGAAGTCAGGTAATGGGTGCTACTCCGGGGAGGCGCACCCATGTTTTCTTTGATATTTCTAACAGTTACATTGCGGAGCCTACATTTGATTACGGTAGGCCAGCCAATGCAATGTTTAAAGATGGTGGTGCTGGGTTCAACCAGCTAGCCTATGATTCAGGATGGGGAATTAGGGCTTTTCACGAATCTCTTGACACTGTAGTTGAAAGAACTGAGGCTCAAAGTTATTGGCTGTCGGTATCAGGTGGTTCAGCTTCGGTAGCACCGTTTTTTAGGGAGCGTTATCTATTTAGAGCACCATTAAGTTCCGAGATGCCAACTGGAACCACTGGATCGTCTAATCTGGCCACCCAAGGATTTGTTGGTTATGAAAAATCTGTTCCAGCAGGAACCGATTTCAATACCAATAATTTAAGTGGGGATCAGGCTGCCTTTCCTCCTCCCACTACTGGAGCCGATAATCCATATGGACTCAATGATACAATTCCGCTAGATAGGGTCTTTGTTAGTTTTGCAAATGACAATCCCGAAACACCTGTCTTGTTCTATATATCAACTTACGGCAGTATTCTAACCACTAATGGTTTAATTGCCAGATGTTATTTTAACGGTCCCGCTGGTAAAGACAAAAACGGGACTGGAAATGGACAGTATTGCCTAACAGTATTTCTTTCTCGTCCGTCTGTACTATTTGAAAATAGTGCTAATGGGTGGATTAAGAGGGCAGTAATTCCCACCCACTTGAAGATGGGACTAGCTGGAATTATTTGGCTTAGAGTATATAAGTCTAAAGAATGTGTTGGACCCACAGATGGTAGCGGAGGATATCTTAAATTTGATTTCTGTGAGTTCCCTGCTGACAATTATAACCAAGAAGGAATTACCAATACTAATGTTCTTATTGGACCAGCAAGTAAAGACGTTTCCTCACACCATAATAAAAAGTATCACTATAGAGTTCCCGGCGATGGTACCACTCCCACTACAAATACAAAGGTACGAGTAGACATTCGTCGTACTCTTATGGGAACGTTTGCGGTAGCTTGGTTTAGATACCCATCTAATGAAGTCTCTGCGGATGATACATTTTTTGTGGTTCCCTTTAGGCCGGGTGACTATGGAGACAACTTCCCATTTACTTTAACGTGGGATGACTGCGTTCCAGTGGGGTGTAGTGCTACATTAAGACTTATGAGGGCAGATAATAATACAGAATTAACTGTCTTATCTTCTGCTTCCCATAAAAAAGTATATAGAGTCCCACCCGGAGTTACTAAATTTTATGTACGCATTGTTTTACAGAGCAATGGGTCCAGAACGCCTATTTTTAGAGGATGGAACCTTCATAGGGATGGTGTAATTCTTTCCGGTGCTGCAACTCCTTGGGAAATTGGTGATGAAGACCATCCAAAATCTTACAGCGTAAATATAAACATTAGAGGCGCTGAAAGGATTATGGACCAAAATACAGCAACTGTTTTAATTGCTGATCCATTAAATTCCCTAGATGAACTTAGAACCAGAGCCTCTTTACATATTAGAATTGAGTCTGAATACGATTCTACTGACACATCAAAAAGAGTTTCACTTTTTAGGGGTATAGCTGAAAGTTCTTTTAGATATTTAAAGAGGAGCGGGACTGATACATTTCCAGTTCAGAGCTGGAGTTTGTATGATGTAAAATGTAACTCCTTGTTTCAGGTTCTCGATGAAAGTTTTGTAGGTACTCCTGTCCTAAGTCTAATTGACCACGAAACTGGGTTACCCTTTGAAGTTGGCAAGTTTATTAGAAAAACAATTTCAAATTGTGGGTGGGCTTATAATACTGAGTTCGACTTTCCTGACACTGGGATTCACTTTTCTAGTGTATCTGAATTAGATTTTTCTCAAACCATTGATATGCTTGAGAAAAGCGGCAGTGTTGTAAAATCCTTAGCCCGTGATTATCTTGCACATTTTTTAATCTACGATGACGATGTTAATAAATGGAGACTGATTCCAGTTCCCAGTTCACCATATACTAAAGTTGCCGAATTTACTACGAAATCTCCATCTGATTTACACGCTGAAAGAATAGGTGGGAGTCCCCCAATCCTACTAACCCACTATCTTCCAGCTTATTCTGGACTAGGAACTGATGGGGTCCCCGTATTCCCAATTGAAGGTGGGAGCATGCAGTCTAACGTTATAGCTCCAGAAGCTAACTGGTTAATAGTAGCTACTATTGGATTGTTTAATTCAGATGTTCCACAATTGTGTGTAACAGAACCACTAATTAACCACAATAGCTTCGGTCCTACTGCCACTCCCACTGATAATCCCGACTATATAGGAAGGAAAAAAGCTATATATGTAATTGATCCAGCATTAGGATCAGCAGGAGATGAGTCACAAATTAAGGCTGCACTAGCTGCTCTAGCCAGGAGAATCGCGGACCTGACTTTCTATGCAAGGAAAATATTAACATTTAGAGCACCAATAGTATTTATAGAGCACGAATCCAACCCGGCTAAGAAAAGAATGCTAAGATATTATGATCCCGTATATGTAGATGGAACAGAATGGCTCGTTAGAAATGTTAATCCTGACTACGAAAAAGATGGTGTTCAATATGCAATGTATGAATTGGAGGCACCGAGAGTATAATGCAATCATTAGAAGCAATAAGCAAGGTTACTAGAGAAATTGCAGCCAGAACCCACGGACAGACTGCTGAAGTTAGAACGTTTATGGGGAGGCAATTACTTTTTCTAAAAAATTCTACAGAGTTATTTATGTTACCCGCTCTGGACGCAGTTCAGGTACAAGATAATGAAGAAGGTAGTCCTACATTTGGCATGTTTTACTACATTCCAGATTTTGATCCGGCAGACAACGGGAACCCTATCTTATGACCAAGAGAAGGGTAAAAAAGAAATTAAAGTCGGGAAATGTAATTAGATTGATTATATGTGGGGAGGATGCCACAGAGGTTAGTAAATTAATTGTGGCCGCAATTCAAACTCTTAATGAGTTAGACTCAACCTTCCCACCAAAAGAAATTAAAATTACAAGGCCATGTGGATGTTCGGGTAGCTAAATGCCTAAAGGTGCAGTTCATAGAAACGAACCGGCTAAGAACTATAAATACAAAATGGACATTACCTCATCCCCAGAGACTGGGGACAATGAAAGTAATGTCCATGCGATAATTAGACTAACTTGGGGGTTGGAATACTCTCCTACTGTAACTGGAATAGAAGTAAAATGTATATTAAATAATACAGCCCTGGATGTAGCTACAACTACAACTACTATTACTACTCCGTGGGGAACTGAGGTATTTAATGACAGCGGATGGTCCAACCCCACTGAAATACTAGTTGAAATAGACGATCAATTTCTATCCGTTTCCCCTTCGTGTGGGTTTACGTATGGATTTGAGGAACTGAGACTTTATATAGGTGGGGTTTTAAGAAAAACAATTACTGCTAATGGTCAATCTGGAGATGGATTTGATCTTAGGCATGATATATTATACGGAAATATTCAATCGAATGTTGCCCAGCCAATTCCGGCTTGTTTGTACGTCGAGCCAACAGTTGGTCCGTCCGAATGTCTTTATACGTTTGATGAACAACCTACACAAGAAAGAACTTTTTCCTCTTCAATGGAAATTGGTTATCAGTGGTGGGATGGTTCTTTATGGCAATCGGACGATATATCATTTAAAACTCCCCCTACTGCTACATGCGACTGTGGGACTCCGGTTTCACACCCAGGGGGAACAATTTCCTGGGAGGTAAATTTAACATCCGTTTGGGAATATTCAATAACTAAAACTGAAGTTGGAGTATTTGAGTGTTCTTGTACCATACGCGGAACTTCAGTTTTAGATTGGTACACAACAGAAACTACCCATCAAAGTATTCCAACTGTAAAGATCATACCAGAAACTAGTGAAATTTTTGACCATCTAACTGAAACTACTATAACCTGTAATGACAACACTGATATAACATCTTCTACCACTACAGAACTGGAAACCTTTTGTAATGTAGATGTAATTGATTTGTACGGTGAGGCTATTACTTATTGTCGGGATGAATTAGAGCCCCCTCCTATTTGTGGAGCCGAAGAAGAATGCGAACCTCCATTCCCCACTTATTTAAATACTGTTTGCTGCTTCAGTTACGACTACTCAATATCTTGGCCCACGCTTCCACAATGCACTGTTATACTAGAACCATCTATCACTCATGATATCTATTTTGGACATATGTATTCAGGTGCAATTTCAGATAACGATGTATATTTAACTAATTCCACCTTTAATATTCCAATTGATGAATATATTACAAATTCCACACTAACAAATACTGGTGATATAACTAGTTTTTCGTTGAGTGTGTCAAAAGACGGCATAGTATATGCGTCATATATTTCAGAGGCCGACGGACCGAATTACAAGATAAGTACCAACCAGGGTACAACGTGGAGCACAGAAATAGCACTTCCATTTACAGGATCACCTAAATATATAAAGTGTGAAACTAATAAACAAAATGGAGACGTTTTGTTTATGTGTTTTAAATATATTAGTGGTACGTCAGGTCCAGGCTATTTGTATTGCATAAGATATAATAGCGGTTTGACGTCTATCCCGGCAGAAGAACAGGTAATAGACAGCTCTGGTAATCCAATTGAAATTGAAGACGAATCATTTGACGTATCTTGGGGAACTGAATACGGAATGTTTATTTTAACATGTAAACTATCAGGTGATACAGCTCCCAGTTACTTGAGTTCTGCTGACAGCGGAAAATCGTTTACAGAGGTCTATTAATGCCAGTTACTAAGTTAGCTACACAGGTTCCAGCTCCACAGGTTTGGAGTTATTCAACGTATCTTCAAGACTATTTAGTTTCATTAAGCGTCCCATCTCTTATAACTGCAAAGACTATTCTACAGAAAGCCACTACTTGGGTAGCACAATTTAATTTTAATGCTGCCTATCTAGATGTAAACAGTCAGTATGGTGGTGGACATATGGGTATTGTCCACGGATTAACTGTCAGCGCTGGGTCCGGCCTGCAAGTAAATATTGCAGCCGGTGGTGCGCTTATCGGTGGAGTATGCCAACTAAAAACTTCTACTACAGCAGTTGTCACAGCTAGCCAAACAAATTATGTTTGGTTTAAGAAGGATAAGACTGTAGAAGTTACTCTAACAACTACTCCACCAGCTGGAGGTGCTATACTTCTAGGAATTGCTATTACAGATGGTAGTGGAGTAACTAGTGTAGATACTTCTGGAGTTTGTTACATTAAAGGTGGGTTAGTCTACCGAGAGACTGCCGATCTAGCAGAACCATTAGACACTCCTCCAAATGGATTGCTAATGATTACTAAAACTTTGGCTGGGGAATATCTTTGGAGTGGAAGCGGGAATGGATACAAATTACTTCTTCCCCCATTAGCTACAATTCTTCCAGTTGTAGCGGATAAGACTGAAACTGCAACAGATAGGTACAAAGTAGTTACTAATGAAGGGACTACAGTTAAGCCTGTTATAACCTTAGAATCGGCTGCTGCTGGCATTACCAGAACATTTATTGTACAGGACTCTGACGGAATTAGAATCGTAGCCGCCAGTGGGGACACTATTAGAATTGGAACTTCTATTTCTAGTTCTGGTGGATACGCAGAGAGTACCACTATAGGTAGTACGTTAACTCTTATCGCAATTAATGCAACTGAATGGTTTGCAATTTCATCTTTGGGAACTTGGTCCGTAGCTTAGGATATAATTATTATGTCGTGTAGTAGCTCTTATGTTAATAATCTTGTTGATATCACCGCTCGTCCACCGGCTTTGAATTCCTACAGATTTCTAGGATACGACGGAGCGGAGACTTTAAAAGGATTCTATGTAGATATCGACGGATACCAATGTAGTATCGTTTTCACTCTTACAGTTCCTTTAGGAAATGGTAGTAATGATCCAGTTGGATTTGCAGATGCACTGGCAATTCCCAACAATGCAGTGGGTGTGAAGGGGATTCTCAGCGGTGATCTTTATGTATCACAATGTGGAACTGATGCTGATTTACTTGATGATTTTAAAGATAATTATGGTAATTATATCAAGGTACTCCCTGACCCGGAATACAATATCTTCGGACGAGCAGTGTAATGAGAAAAGAAACCATAAAGAGATGGAGGGCTAGAACGTGGGCAGGAGCACTGTCCAGAGCTTATAAAGCCAATATATCAGATGTTAATCGTGTAATGGGTTTACCTGACTCTCTTGTTTTCCAGAGGGATGGTAGCGGATATTATATATGGATGAGGCACGCATCAACCTATAATTGGACTAGATGGTGGCTTAGGCACGATACTACTACACAATTAAATGGTTTCTCAGAGTGTGCGGTTTATGATGTAAAACCGTGGAAAGGATTTAGTGCCCTTGGAACTTTTCACAGTTCTGGAACTTGGTTTGCTAACCCCACTGGCGGTAATACTTTCTGTGGTTTACAACATTACACAGTGGGAGCTGGTGGAGCATCGTATCTAGAAGTAAATTTTACTGGTCCT